AATGTCTCCGCCCCAATTCCTGCAGATTCCACTCTCTCGTGAATTGGTAGTCGCGCAAGTAGGCAACAATAAAGAGTCTTCTGCGATGATGGGGTGCGCCAACTTCTGCAGCTCGTACAATCTCCCAGTTCGCATCATACCCTTGTTCGGCAAGGTCTTTGAGAACAATGTCGAATCCGAGGTTAAGATGGCCTTTGACGTTCTCCAAGATGATGACTCGTGGTCTAAGTATGCTAATTCCTTTGAGAATGTCTGGCCAGATATGTCTTGAGTCATTATTTCCCTTTCTTGATCCTGCAACACTGAAAGGCTGACAAGGATAGCCAGCGGTGAGGATGTCTACTGATTGTAGTGATGACCAATCGATGTTCTTGATGTCTTTGTGATTAGGTATGCCAAATCGTTGTTCTATTAGATGACTTGCGTTCTTATCAAACTCAGCGCACCAGACAGTCTTGGCGTTGAAATAGGCTTCTACTGCCATATCTAAACCACCATAGCCAGTGCATAAGCTGCCTACCTTCATCGATTGTCCGTACTGTAGAATCCTGATCCCTTGAATGAGACCCCCACAGAGCTGTAAACCTTACTCATCGAGCTATGACAGAACGGGCATTCTAGATCATGCGGCTCATGGATTGACATCCACTTTTCGATCCTCGCATTTGACTCACAATGCTCGTTATCGCACTCGAACTCATAGGTTGGCATCTGGATCACTCTCACATGTTCTGCATGTCTCGGTGAACGCCCATGCGCCACACATCTTGCATCTCATAGGCTCTAGTTTAGCAAGATCATCGCTAAAATCCCCGTAACCTGCTTTGAGCAATAGACCGACCAGATCACCAAGCCGCATAAAGGCCAGATAGTTCTGGGGACTACCTTCTCCCTGTCCATTAAGACGGCAAGTAACAATAGGCAACCCACCAGTTTTAGCTGCCCTCTTTGTGACCTGATCGATCCATGCTTTTGGCTGGAACGCCGATCTAGCTTTAACTTCCATGTCGAACGGGACATGTGTTATATCTTTTCCAGCCCCTCTACCGATATCCGCATGTGGCCACCACTCCGATAGGTAACGGGCGACAACACGCTCGGTAAAGAATCCCCGGTATTTACGGCTTTGTGAGGCCATTGACCGCGTGGCACTTAGAACATGACCAGCTCTTATTAGCCAGATTTACCTTGATATCTTTGTAAGGTATTGCGTCATTACATAAGCAGCATCGAGTCGTGAATGTAAATTCCTCAAGGATTGCTATGACTTCTTTCGATCGATGAATCTCATCCTCGGTTGGGAATGACTCCCATTCGCCATCTTGATTTAAGAATTGTAAACGTCCCATTATTTAATCTCCTTAAATCGTTTCTCGAATTCGCATCTTCCGCAGACGAAGTGAGCTGCGCCTTCTGGCGTCATCCATTCGTTTACATGTGTGAATGAGTCGCAGTAGTCACAATTATCAACTCCTGCGAACCCTTGAAATGTATAATCTTCTACTGGGTTGATAAATAGCGTCATGCTCTCACCTTCTGTCGTTGCCATGCGCCTGTTTCTTTGTTGATCTCGTACCAGATCACGTCATTCGGTGACGGGCATCGAGTAAGTTCACCAGTTACTGCATAAGGACACTTAAAGTGACCCCATGGCTTACCAGCCTTAGTCGTTCCCGTCTTCCAGATCATGTCGCCATGTTGGCACCGGGGGATGTCCTTCTCTGTCTGGCCGCCAATGATTTCTTTCACCATCGATACGGCTTCCCCCATTGTGGGCGGCATAGTCGCCTCTTTGATAGTCCATGGATCGTCCTCCTTTACGACTGGAATGTAAGTACCTGATGTTTCGGCCATCTTTGCCTTTACTTCATCAATGACTGCTTTTGCTTCTGTCATCTTTGCAACCTTTGACATTTCTTCGCGACTCGGTCTCTTTCCCTTTGTCGCATAGCCAGCCGAAGCGAGACAACGCCCAATCGCGCTCGTTTCACAATTTTCGAGAGCAGAAGTAGCATTGACTCCACGCCCCGATATCGTTTCTTCCGCGAGCCCAGAAGACCAAGGGTGTTGATCAGCTTCAGTTCTGTATATGTAAGCCTGTACGATAAAACGTGTAGCACTTGCCTCAACCAACTTTGTATCAATTCGGCCATCTGGATAATCCTTCCAAAACTTGATGAGTCGCTCTTCTACTGTCTCGTAATCTTCGAGATTAAACATATTGCTCGTCCTTTTCTGTGATGAGTTCGCAAGCTAGTGCAAGGTAAGCACACGCGTCGATATAGGAGTCAACGTGATCTGCTGTCTCTTGTAATCTGGCAAGTTTAACTTCGACCATCGCCAGACATGCTTGATGGTCTGAGATTGGAGTTTCGAGCATTTGCTGCAGTCGTAGTGCGATTCGAGTCTGATTGATACGAGGATGACCATATATTCGTCCTCGGTCTCCAATGATGTCAGTAGCTGATAATAGGACTTCACTTGCTTTCACACTCGCACCCTTTCTTTTGTCTCGTAGTAATCTCGGACTGCCTTCCGGCCTTTAAGATATCCCACGCGAATGCCGACGATACGGCCTAGATGAAAATATAGTGCGGATAAGACAATCATGACAACCATGTCGCCTAATGATGGATCGAACATTTTGGAGCCTTTCTATCAACGCCCTTCGTTGATGGCTCAACTGTCTCACGCCCTAAGGGGGAATTTTAGAAATTTAAGATAACGAAACGGTAACGATTCTGAGGCGTCGATGTGATCATCGATGTCCCGATCAAGCTCGTTATCTAGGTCGTCCATAGCGCTTGCCTGAGACTACGAATGTGCCGTCCTTCTCAATGTAGATCAGATCAACTTGGACGTTCTTGCCATCGACGTACATGATGGCGAACGCCTGTTGCCAGTTAGCCGATCCCTTGGTATATGAGGCCTTGCTAAAGTCCATGAGGTTTCCAACCTCTACGCCATGCAGAACACGGCCTATACGGCCTCCAGAGGCCTCTGAGAAGGACGATCTGCCTGCTCTGTGAGTATGTCCTGAGATGACGCTCTTGCCGTGCCTACGGGCTGCTTCGAGGGCTGATAAGCCCCCTTGTGACTTCATAGGGGTATGGTCGCCATGGACTGCTATCCAGCCCGGGGCGATGTTGTAAGGCTTCTTATGAAAGGTGATCCCGAGTTCATCAAACTGCATAAATTTCTCAAATCTAAGTTCCGGCAATGAAAGGAACGATGGGATCTTACGCATGATCTGGTTATACAGGCGATCAGTATGATTGCTGCGCAGGACTTGGGTTACTTGTAGGTCGTAAAGTACCTGAACAGCTTCATCGCGATCATTTCCAAGAGTCTGCTCATAGGCTTCTGGCGTTCCTTCTGACCACTTGCTAATTGTGTTGAAATCAATCTCGTCACCTATTGTAACTACTTCGTGCGGCTTAAACTTGCTAATGAAACTGGCTAGATTCTTGACTGCGTGTCTATCGTGAAACGGAACCTGCAGGTCGCTCACTATGACTATTCGCTTCATTTAATCCTCGTCGTCGTCCTCATAGGGTAGGCGATCCACGCGGTCGGGGATCGATGGCAGTATCCAGTCAGGGTAAGCATCTCGATCAGAGATAATCGCTAGGCATAAATCAACTGCAAAACCTGCTCGCCTTAGTGCGCGGTACATCTCATGCAAGCTGATCGCCCATGCGTCTAACTGTGAATAAGTATCGAGATCGATGACTTTCTTCTTTGCCATGGACTTAGTGTGACTTACCCAATAATTCGATAATAGTATCGACACGCGCTTCTAGTCGATTTACTTGATCCTTAATCGATAAGCCGCCGTTAGGCTTAAGTTCGTTCAGGTAATGCTTAACCAAGAATTGTAGATAACCAGCAACTCCGCCAAGGACTGTAACTATTCCTACGGCGATTGCCGCAATATCTACCGCGTCCATTACTTCTTCTCGACCGTATCGACTGCAGCTTCAATGGCATCCACGACGATATCGGCAACGGCCTTCTTAGCACGATAAGACTTGATCGCTGCGCGGATCACAGGGATCGCTATAAGTCCAAGAGTTGCATAGATAATTGCTTCCATTATTTACCACCTATCATCGGGATATTGAACCAAGTAGAGTCTTCATCGCCCTTGACAGTAAAGCTGACATGCGCATGGTGATTATGCTTATTGATCCCATCATAAGGACGCCAAGCCCAAG